GTTGTCGTTCGCGGTATTCAGGCCCTCGAAACGAACCCACCGCTCAGGGGCGGCAGAGGACAGAATGGCCTCAATGGTCTCGTAGGCATCGTAGGAGTAGTCCACGAACACAACTTGGCCATCCGTGATAGCGCCGCCGGTCAGGGCCTTGATGGACCCGGTTTCCGGGTTCAGTACATAGTCGGTGCCTTCCGTGTAGGTGGTGGTCGGCACGGCATCGTCGCCCACGATAACGGAACTGACCTTGATGTTTTTCAGGGGCATCCACTTGTCGAGATAGAGGGCGGTCTGTTCATCGGTAACCGTACCGGCAGTGCCCAGTGCGGACGAACCGTACATGGCGAGGGCCAGATTTTCCTTGTTCAGGCTTTCGAGGGTCATAGCCACATTGACCGCGATTTCCTGCACGATTTCCTTGTCCACTCCGCGAGTACCGGAGCAGGACTCCTTGTGCTGGAACACAGAAGTCTCGATGCCGAGGGTCAGGGCGGTTGCATTGCCAACAGGAATGAATCCCATCGGTTCGCCGGTAGTCGGGCTTTTCTCGGCCAGCAGGATCGACCCCTGACCAGAGTAATACTCGTTGTTGATACATGAAGTTGCCATAGGGGATTCTCCTTAGCTGTGGGTGGTATCTGGGTGGCCCGATCAGATGACTTCGAGGGCTTTCAGTTTGGCCACGGTGGCCGGGTTGTCGAGGGTCAGGGTATCCCCCTTTTTCAGGGCCTTACCCGCATGGGTGTGACCATCACGCTTGACGGTATAGGTGTTTCCGCGTTCCTTGCTCTCGGGTTTCAGTTGGGTACTCATCTGTAATCTCCGCACTGGTTGGTTATTCGGTTTCCGAGTCCAGAGATTATCCCCACCTAAGCCCAAGTTCAATTATACTGCATCGGGTAGCCCGCTGATCGGATGGTAAGTCGTGTGCCAATTCATGCGGTACATGATGGCATCGGAACTATTCCCATTTGGCACTTCATAATCCAATACCCACGCATTTCCTGTCGGTGCTTTACTGCACAACATGGCGTACCGGATAGATTGTAATTGGCTGGTTGCCTTCGGTAGAGCCAATGATCCCCGTACTTGTGACAGAGTTTCAGACTTGGCTAGGAAGTACAAAGAAAACACATTGCGATAGGACCGGCTTGCGGCACCAAGCCCACCCCATGTAATGATCACCAGCGGGGGTGCAGCCCTAGACTGCAAATCCTCTATCTGATCTTCCGTGAAGGCATAGAATACCCGTTTTGTCCCTAGAAAGGACAACCTAGACAGGCGGGAAACGATGTCCTCTACGCAGGCGGATACTATGTCAACAGATGGGCTAGTCATCGCAGGGCCTCTTTAATCCGACTCTCAAGCAGTTTATGGACTGCCAGCTTATCCTCTAGCCCAAAGGCAAGAAACTCTCGCTTCTCCATCCCATCCAGACCTTCGTTATGCTTCCTCGCATAGGGAACTTCCGTGAATATGGATCGGGTTGTTGGTGTGTCCCGGCCTAGTTGGATGCTGTGAAATAGCGTCCCTGTATCGAATAGGGTACCTCCGTCCCTCCCAGACTTCTTACGCTGGATGGATGCCTTGGACGGTTTCCACGGTATGCCGTTGCGGTCTACCTGAGCTAGGAACCTCTCCTTGATTCGGTGAAGCAGAAACGCCCCGGCAGTATCCAGAATATCCCGCACTTCCGTAGCGGATTCCACTGCCTGCAACTTCTTTTCTATTCGTTCAAACCCGACGCCTTTAACTAGGCTCATGGCCTACTCCGGGATTAGGTAATGCGGCTTCGCCCGCAGATGGGGCTCGATAAGCTGGTGCAGATTCACGGATACATCAGTGGCCACCTTATCCTTTGCCGGGTTGGTTAGCTGGTATATCTCACGCCCCTTGATCAGGGCAGCCTCCTTTAACCAATCTGGAACCCCGATGTACTCCTTGCCTATGTCCCCGGTTTTGGTGTTGAGGCCGGCATCGTAGGTCACCTCTATCACTTGGTCTGTCAGTCGTCTGCACCCGGTAACATCCGTCAAGGCCAGCCAGTCAATCGACACGAAGCCAGCCTCCTTATCCACTCGGTATACCCCGGTAGGTAGTGGGTCCTCGGCAGACAGGTCCATTGTCCCCCCGCAACGAATAACAACAGGGGTCGTGTCTTCATCAACGAATCCCCTCCGCAAGCGCAGGTCCATGATGCGCCCCATGAAGCTCAGGTCTGCATCCCGGATAACAAACAGGTCTTTGGCCGCAGCAACTCGGTCAAACGATTCGGATTGAATCATGGCAGCCAGTTGGACAGATGCCGACTCCAGACACCGCTGGAGTAGTTCCTTTATATCGCCTGAGTCATACCCATAGATACGATCAAGCAAGGCTTGTGGTGTAGTGAGTGCTGCGGCCATAGCGATACCTTAAATCTCGATGGTTTCGTCGGGGTTTGCCTTCGTACCACCGGATTTCTGAGCTCCGGCCTTGATACCAGCCCGCTTGCCACGCCCGGAAGACTTGGGCTTGCTCTTTTGCTCCGCTTCCGGCTGGGAGTCTGTGGAATCATCAGGCTTGGTAATGTGCTCCGCGTCATCCGTATCCTCGTCCCGGTCAAGTGGGATCAGGGCAAGCTCGGGACACTCATCCGGGTCCAGTACGGCACGGAATACCGGAAAATCACCTTCACGGAACCGCAGCAGTTCCTTGGCCTTGTCCTCGGTCACCTCGTACAGGCGAGTATTCCGGTATAGGACCCCGCCGGTCATGAAACGCTTTACCTTGTTCAGTGCAACAAACATATCTCTACCTCATTCAGTTATAGGAAAGGGGGCCTAAGCCCCCTCTATGATGGTACCACATCCGGCCAGAATTACATCAGGATAACCGTGACCACATCACCTGCGGCCCAATCCACCGCCCCAGAATTGTCAACGGAAACCCCACCCTCAACCGGGGTGATGGCACCGTCCCACGCTTTCAGGGCTCCAGCGGAAGTGCGGACCTGTACGATGCCCCCGCGAACAGCAACATCATACCCGCGTAGGGTGATAGTCCCGGCGGTAACATCGGCAGCGGTAACCGTGTGGGTTACGCCAAAGCATTTACCGATTTCCATAGTTAAATCCTCTTTGTTGGGGACTGCCGGGGTGTTACCCCCGGCCACATCCGGGTTGGTTTACGCGATGTTGATGTACTTGACCACCGCATCGGGTTCTTCGATCTTGAAGTCCACGCGGGCAGTCAATACGATCACGAACACGCGCTCGGTGATGATCTTGTCCACCTCGACCGAAATGTTGCGCTGAATACCGAAGATCATGTTCTTCGGGTTGGTCAGCAGGCCGGAGTCAGCGGGCATAACCGCAGCACCTTCGACCCGAGTACCCAGCGCCCACAGCAGGTTCGTATTGCTCTCATTGGCGGCATCACCGGCAGCGGTTTCCCGATTCGCACGAGTGTCCTGATACTCGGTGAAGTTGTCCATCGAGATAAAGTTTTTCAGTTGGGACAACTGATTCTTGTACTCGTCGGGCATCGCCTTGATACCGTTCTTGAACACGGTGCGAGAGATCGGGGCGGCACCGGCATCGACCACATTGGCACTGGAGGCTTTCAGGAAGCCATCCAGCAGGGCCAGATAGGGGTCGCCGGAAGCCGTATCACCACGGATAGCCAGTTCTTCGAGGTCGATGGCGGCACGCTCGGCAATCATCGACATGATGGTGTCCTTGAAGGACCCCTGAACCGGACCGGAACCGTTCACATTCGGGTTGATGTTGAGATTGGCCTGTTCGATCTGATCCTCGATGACATCGTAGGGCAGGCGAACCTCAGCGATCACTTCCTTGGTGGACAGTTGGATTTGCTCGGTGGTCGGCTTGCTACGATCCGCTTGGGACAGTGCCGTTGCCGAGACTGCCGGGCGCAGGATACGAGAACCGAAGCCGATCTTGTCGATGTTCCGCTGCGGGGAAGACATGACCACGGTGCGCATTTGGTTCAGGATCGTCGGGGCGGTACGCATCTTGCGCAGGAAGGTGGCGGACTGTTCGGGAGTGAGCAGGCCACCGCTCGCCAGATCGGCAAGGGTCATATCCGCCTTCTGGATAATCTGACTGTTTTTCATGTTGAATATCTCCAATTAAAAGTTGACTAAAAAGGATCAGGCGATTTCCACGCCATCCCCGAAGTTCAAAGCACCATCCCAAAGGTCATCCCCTTGGGACTTTCGAGCCTCGACGGTGGCATCATCATCCCCCGTATCAGAAGCCAAAGCCGTACCGGCGATGGCCTCCTCAGCCTTTTTCAGATCAGCCTCAAGCGAAGTCAGCCGCTCATTCAGCTTTTCCAAACTGCCCCCCATAGCAGAGGACATTTCTTGCATGGTCTTGGTAAGTTCCGTGACCATCGGGGCCATAACAGCCCGCATTGCTTCTTCCGGGTCTACGGCTTGGTCAGACTTCTTCACCTTGCCCGCATCCCCATCATCAGCGTCCCCATCATCACCACCATCAGCAGCGGAATCGCCGCCTTTGGAATCTTTTGCGTCTCCGTCCCCATCCTTGCCTGAATCGGAATTGTCGCCGGTATCAGCATCCCCATCACCAGACTCGTCGCCGGAATTCGCACCATCAGAGGAATCGGCTTCGGAACTGTCCTCAGCCTTGTCATCAGTGGCGTCACCGTCTTCGTTCGTCGGATTCAGCAGCATCCCCTTTTCGAGACTGACCAAGGCACTCTCGGCCTTGAACAGTTGGTCCGGGACAGCATCCAGTACCGTCATGACATACTTGGAAAAGTCGTTGAGGGCTTCTTCCACCGAAGACTTGGTGACCTCGGCATCACCCTCTGAATAGAGGATGTTCCCCAGCGTATCGTTCAGGGTATCCAGCGCCATACGGTAG